ACTCCGTACTTACCGGTTAATGCGGACTTTTGAAGCAGAAGGATGGTTCGATAAACCATTCTCTTTCTTCATGAAAGATAAGTTTTTCTCTAATTTTATAAAGAAAAATAATCCTTCAGTTATAAAATCCTTTGATGAATATGTACCCCTTGATTGGGCTCATGTTCACTCAAGGATTGGAAAGGTGACTAAGCGTGGTCAACCTATGGGAATTGCTACTAGCTGGGTATTATTACCCTTAGTTAGTATCTACTCTTTTGAAAAAAGTCAAAAGAATAGACAGCAAATAACCATAAGTAGAAAAGTCTTAGAAACAATGGATTCATATGAGAATCTAAATCTTTCCAAAGTAGTGCAGAATAAAGTAAAGAAGATAGTTCTAACCAGAACAGTCCCTATTACTTATAATAACATTCTGACGACGGGTGATGATGCGATAATGCGTCTCTCTGCTTATGAAAGCGAACTACACACAAAATATTTAAATTCGGTGGGTAGTTTTATTTCAGAAGGGAAAGACTATTTATCACCATCGTACGCCCTTTATACTGAGTTGTATTACCGTGATGGCCTTCTGATGCCGATATATCCCCGTGGGGCTATATTAGCACCGAAGCAAGCATCCGGTTGTGCGACTTGGTATTCTCAACCTCAAGCTATACAGATCCTTGAGAAGACTTTTAATATCAGAATTGATTTAAAAAAATCTCCCTATAGATATGTATGGAAGCTTTTAGCTGAGTTGGGTATACCCATTGGATCTTCCAGATTACTCCACGGTCTCGAACTTTTTAAGTATCGAAACTATGGAGATAGATCTAGAATTGGCTTTCAAGCTAGGCTCCTTTTTACAAAGGAATTTAATAACCTGCTGAAGCTCCATCCTGAGTTACCAAAATTTAATTTTGAGAGGGATGGTCTTATGACCGTACCTTGGAATAAAGACCAAGATGTACGTCTAAAGACACATTTGACTGAAATGGTTAAGGGAGATAAACTAAAACAAAGTTTATCTCACAGAACTACTTTAGCTCCCTCCCCACCAATTACTTTGAAGTATCGTGAACTCGATAGTATATATAGGTCTTCACTAACCTGGGATCAATTTTATAGAAAATTGCCCGATATAGATGAAGAACCTTATCTATCAGAGTATATTAATATTTTTTCATTAAAAATTAATATGAAACCTCGATTAGTAAGTTGGATTTTAGAAGATACGTTGAATGAGCTCGAAACGACGGTAGATATTCCTTTAGGAATTTACGAACGTTTTAAGCCCACCTTCGGCCTTCTTCTCCCTAGGTCTCAGTGTCCTATGTTCTTCTATAATGATAGAGATCATGACCTGAGGACTGCTTACGTCTTTTTTTCGAAAGAAACGTAGCATTACCTCGTGG